ATACGCCCATTGCAACTAGCACAATCAGGCTAGCAACCGTCTTCATCGGCATCTGCACTGCAGCTGATTCTGATATGTTGAGTGGCTTATTGGACACTTGGTCCTCCACATAAAGCCAAAGTAACCAACATCACAATAAGTAAACCCGTTGCATAATAGTTCATCCTATGGCACTCCATAATTATCTTGTCCAAAAAAATATTCTTTTCCACCAAGGCATAGGGTGTATACAAGTCATACAACCACAACCACCTTCTTCAGGTAATCCTGGACACTTGTCACCACAATGGCATACGTGTTCACATTCAATACAAATCATTTCTTCTTCTCCTCTATGTCGTAAAACATTTTATCAGAATCTTCTGTTACCCAGTCAGATCCTTCACAGTCCCAATAGGTAGTTTGTACCTTATAATCGGGCCAATCATTATCTGTTGTATAACTGTTCACATGCCAAATGATTCTGTTGTTTGGCTGCGCTGCATAATTACCGTTTTTCAACGCTAATATGTGTGCACACTTGTGCTCTTGCGGAATCTCAGAATGTTCCGTGTTTAGTATATTAGTCTCTGGATGCGCCCAGTCAACAGTAAATAAGTACTGCCCTGGATAAAATTTTTTATCTTTACCTATAAATTTGCCGTCTATACCAGCCAACCAATCAAAACAATGGACACTAGGATAATAACTAAAGCAGTTCCACAATTGGAGTTGATCCACTCGCATATCAGGCACGTCTTTTCTTTCAAATAAGATTGCGCGACCTGAAATAGAGCTAAGACCAAAGATAACACAGTCACTAGACTGTCCTGTATTTTTTTTAAAATCATAAAGATACTCCTTCCGTATTTTACAATAAATCGGCGGTATGTTAGCATTTAAATAAGCCATAGTACATTACTTTATTTCACCCCAGTTTGGACCATATTCATCATCTACTTTGTTAGGAACTTCTAAAATTACTGCTTTTTCCATAATATCTTTTATTTTATCAGCTTGTTTTTGTGATTCAATAGAAAAGTCTAATTCATCATGTACTTGTATGTGAGCTAGGATTCCTTCTTTATGAAGCTTGACCATAGCTTGTTTAGTCATATCTGCTGCACTACCTTGAATAAGTTTGTTTAAAGCTTTATATGTAAATGCTCTACGCTTATCATTATTATGCCAATAATTTTTTTTCTTTTCTTTTGTTTTATCATCTAAAATAAATTCACCATCATCATCCTTTAACCACTTACCCATTTTTTGAAGTTGAAGCATTCTTTCCTCATCTTCTGCTGGCACATACTTACCCCAATCTAAACCTTTTAATATAGGTTCATATTTAGGAAAACGACAACGTCTCTCTAATAAAGTTTTTACTTGACCTTTATTTTCTGCAACTCTTGTAGCTTTATTCATTAGTTGTTTTACAAAAGGAACTTTACTGTGATACTTGTCAAACAATTCATCAGCTTTTTCTTTTGTAACACCTAACTCTGCTTGAAGTTTTGCTTTACCCATACCATAAAACAATCCAAGATTAATTGTCTTCGCTTCTGTTCTAGGTATCTCCGCCATCTCTGCAACTATTTTGTGAAAGTCTGTTGATGGATCCGAATCGTATGAATCTGCAATTGTATTTACAGATGGTAATTCAAATTTTAAAGCATAATGTGCTACCAATCTCGGTTCCTGTTGCGAGTAATCAAAACATCCCCACCTACAGTTTTCTTCTGGTATAAATAACGATCTAATCATGGGTCCTGTTACCGGATCCCTGGCAGGTATTTGCTGTAAATTAGGATTAGAATAACTAAATCTTCCAGTCACCGTGCCACCATCATCAGAACGAATCTGATTAATCCCTGCGTGTATTCTACCACAATGTTCATGATCAATAATGGTATCAATAAAGGTTGTTCTAACCTTGTTTATTTTTCTAGCTTCTGCTATCATCTTAACTACAGGATGTTTATGATTTGTAATAAAGTTTTTAGTGAAAGAAGGTGTTTTTGTTTTTGCAGTTAGTTCATATTTTAAATTCAAGTTGTCGAAAGCTTTGGCAATACTTGCTGCTGCCCATAATTGAACTTAAAAACATTTTGTAGTTTTTGTTCTTCAATTATCTTTTTAAAATATTGCCACAGTTCTAAAGTAAGTTCAGCGTCAGCTTCAGCATACTCTCCAACTTCCATAGCAGGTAATCTCCACATATCAGCTTTGGGATCTAATCCTCTTGACTTTGCAGCTTGAATTAATTTTGCTTCGTTCTTACCTTTTTTTAAGAAAGCCCAAGACAAAGTATTTAGTGTGTAAGAGAATCTATTTTCATCTATGAGACTGGCTGCAATCATAGTGTCTGTGATTAAACCATTGATTTTTATACCTAATTTACGTATCCAACATACGTCGTACATAGCATTATGAAATATTTTTTTTGCAGGTAAGGCACATACATCTGTAAACCAATCTAATACTTGTTTACGATCCATGTTGGGTCCTTCTTCATGAGCAATTGGATAATAAGCTTTCCAACCTTTTACAGCTACAGCTATACCTACAATCTCACCAACTCCAATGATGGCTCCTGAACCCAGTTTCTTTAGGTTTGGATCACGTGTCTCTAAGTCAATCGCTATCTCATCATGCTTAGATAAATCTGGAAATTGTTTTGGTTGTAACCATTCTGTTTGTGGTACTATCATTTCTTTTTACCCATGTCTTTCATTGTTTTAATTTGTAATTCACAGTAGTGAATTATTTTCTCAAGATCTTGTATGCCTGCCTTGTTCTTGTAGCGACACACATACTTTATAACATTGCCCTGAAAAAAAGAAAGGTCATTCTTTGATATAAATTCATATGGTTGAATATGAAATTTTTTATAATGTGATCCTCCAATTTGTTTTTCCTGTGGTCCTTTCGAACTTTCAAATATACTATTATCTGTCATAGTTTGTATCCTTTTAGTTTTTTTCTTGCTTTTAGTTTGTATAGATTATTTTTTGCACGAGTGACTCCTACGTACCATACTCTATGTTCCTCATCTGCTTTGTCTTCACTCTTCTTTATTGCTTTCAATATTTTAGTTCCCATATCTAAACATAAAATTACATTATCTTGCTCACCACCTTTTATAGCATGAATAGTTGATGTCCAAATTCTAGCGGGTTTACTTAAATCTTCTCCTGCTTCAATTAAACCTAAGAGATAATCTTTATCTTCTTGTTCCATGTTTTGAAAAGATTCATACCAATCTTTTTTAAGATTAAATTTTTCTCCTGTAAATTCTTTAATATCTTTAATATCTTTTTCTTCTAACTTAATATCCTGTTGTAATAGTTCGTATTTTTTAATTGCGTTATATGCCCGAACCCTGACGCTTTTCCCTCTGTTACTTTCAAAATATAAATTTTTTTTAATTAATTGTTTTTCTATTTTTATTAGTCTCGATACTGTTCTAGTTAATATTAACCACTTACCTTCAGTCAAATCTATTTGATCTAGGTTAGCAATTTCCTCACAATACCCTTCATAGTCTCTTGGATAATATTTCTTTTCTTTTCTATTACCTACAATATTTTCTATACACATTTGTGATTGTTCCTGTATGACTTTTGATATTCTTCTAGACTTATGTAATACTTTTTCTTTTGCAGGTTCATTAATAAATCTATTTACATCAGCTCCAGCCCAGGCAAAAATAGCCTGATCATCATCTCCTGCAAGATAGATATCTTTACTTTTTTCTTTTAATTTATCATAAAGCTTCCATTGTAATGGAGATAAATCTTGAGCTTCATCAATAAATACTGCATCAAATTCTGGAATCTTATTATCTTTCTCCAACAACATTTCTATCATATCATTAAAGTCCATCATTTTTTTCTTGTTTTTATATACTAAGTAATTTTCATGTATGTGTTCCAACATATCCCATTCAACTTCTTTTGAATTATGTTCCCCACGATCAAACTCTTCTCTTATATCTACACATCTATTGATAGCTCTATGTATCAACTGAAAGTATGCATTATCACAAGTTAAAAAATTAGTCTCTTCTTCATTATATCTGTCGTAGTATTTTACTTTAACATTTAATTTTTTACCAAAATTTTCATAGTGATATGGTTGCATTACATCTTCTTCGTTAAGTTTTAAAAGATTAAATGCAAATGAATGAAGTGTTTGAAAGTATGGTAGCTTCTTATCTTCAGCAGGCATTCTTTTCTTTGCCTCACCTGCAGCTTTTTTAGTAAATGCAAAATAACCTATCTTATGTAATGGTGTGCCAACTCTTGCGTAGGCTTTGGCTCTTGATATCAATCTATATGTCTTACCCGTGCCTGGTGGGCCATATATCTTGTATATCATTAAATAATATCCTCTTCATCTTCAAAGTCTATAATCTCTTGTACCTGTTTTCTTTCTTCAAAAATGTGTAAGGGTACTCTAAGAACTTTTATTGGTGGAAAGTATTTGTCATCTTTGTCTTTACCAGGAAATCTTTTTGGTTTATTAAACAAAGCTTTCTTATCTTTATCATCGCTCTTAAATAATTCTTTTACCATATAAGAAGTTCTTTGTGGATCTGTTTTCCATTCTCTAGTCTTTAGATCAGAATAAAATTCATCGTAGACAAACCATGCATACTTTTCATCAACCAAAGGTTTACCACTTTCAAATGATTTATATGTTGTAGCTTTTGGTCCATATATATATTTCTCAAGATTCTTTAACAGAATATCCATAGGACTTGTACCTTCTACCGGTTCGATAGTTTCTACTTTTTCTTTGTCAAATAGAAGCTGCATTATTTCAATAAAACTATTACCTTTTAAATTTGGTGGAACTATAAATGCTTGTTCCATCAATAATGCTCTTAATGCTTTTTGACTTTCTAATTTGTAAATATCTTTTGCATGTACTTGTGCAGTTTCCCCGTCTTCTCTTTCAACAGTAAACTTCCATTCTGGTGTAGGTTTGTAATTTATTTTTTGAAGCGCAAACATTCTAGGCCATAAAGGTTTATCATCAGATAAGATTCCATACTTTCTTTTTAAACACACTGGTTTAACACACACTGGTGATAGTAACTCTCCATTACATTGATAACCTTTTGTTTCTTTATCCCAACTTTTAATTTTTGTTTTGACATGATCATCTGTCCACTTAGAATCAAACTTAAAATAATTTCTTGCAGCTTCAACTATTTTATCTTTCCAATTATCTTTGTATTTCTTTTTAGCAAAAACCATGTAGTTGTATAAAAATCTATCTCTATCATCTGTCATTATTTCTTTTGTAAGAACTCCAAGACAAGGTGGACCATCTTTAAACTCTTCACCACTACCTTGTAGTTCATCTGAAATAACTTTTTCTTGTATATCTTTTAATTGTTTTTTACTTATTGCATTGAGTTCAATACATTTTACAAACATGTCTAAGGACATTTCAGTTCCATCAGGTGCTAATGCTCTTCGACCATCTGCATTGTATGGAAGATTTATAAAGTTACCATTTGCTTTATTACCTTTTTCATCGGAA